TTCTTTTGGAAATCTTCGTAGATCTTGAACTTGGTCTTTGGAAGTTTCTCGGAAAGGGCAATGAGAGCCTTTGCGTCAAATACATCTTCAATCTTTTTGAGGGATTTCACACGAGCCTTGATGACTTCATCGTATTCTTCAAAAAAATCAGTTTCTTCGTTACTATCATGGCGATTACTTCGTGCCATAATAAAATTACCTACGCTTAAAAAATCTATTCATTACCGCGGATTTATTGTTTGGTATCCTTGATACAGACTTGGCATTTAAGCCTTTAGAAGTTTTAGGGACGTTGTTTTTCACATTAAAATTAGACATGTTTGCAACAGTTGATCGATTATTGTTTTCAGAAACTTTTGATAATTTTGTCTTATTCAAAATGTCATTTACACCAATCAATCTAATCTTGCTATCCTTAGACAAATCGAGTATAAGAATAGGATCTACATTGAAACATCTCTTCATGATGAAAGAGTAGATAGCAGTCATCACACCATCACCTGTACCAATAGCAACATTTTGACCTCGTCCAGACAATCGAGACATATACAGCACTTGCAAGAAATCACCAAAGAACTTAGATAATTTAGCGTTGACGTCACCAGTCTTGGCAATCGAAGCACTTGCACTTGGTTTTATTATGGTATTGTTGTTAAGCTTGAGTCTATATTCTCTGATAAGCTTATCAAAATAAACTTCAATATTCATTCTGCCACCCATGTTAAATTTTAATTGTGCAAAATCCCATGCCAGACGTGAATGCGGATTCGAACTCATGATGGTTGTAATATCTCCCTTGATACCTACCATGGGCATACCACTTCCGGGGTCAAGCATTTGTGCAACTGAAAAGTATGGCTGTATCAACTTAATTTTTTTGTTTGTCGTTTTGTCTCGAGTAGATGTTCGCAACAAAACTTCGGAAATAGTTTTTCTATTGTTGTCTTCTTGGTCAAGTCCAACGAGAAGTTTAACTTTACCATCATTTGCACTATCTAAAAATATATCTGGAGCAAACTTTGTTACGGGAACGTCGTAACCTTGGTCTCTCAGACCAAATATATATCCCAAGTTTCTCTTCAAAAATGATTCCCAACCAGTTGTATCCGTAAGATTTATATCCTTGTCACTCACAATAAAAAATTTATAAGGTGCCTTGGCTCTCGCACCTTGTGACTTGTACAAATCCAAAATACGTTCAATCATCGCAGTCTTTCGAAATGAAACAGTTTTACCATTGTATAATTTTATGGCAAAGTCACTCTTCAAAAATTTTAAAAATGAACCAGTAGTTGTCTTGTCGTGTCGGGTATCTAGCCAAATAAGGAACATGAAGTCAACATCAAAATCACGATCACTAGACGAGATTGGCACATTAAAAGATTTTGGTGAATTCAATTTTGGAACTTGTCTTTTTTGAAAGTGTTCAATTTGTGCTTGGATCAAATCCATTTTAGAACTTTCATTAAGTTTCTTGAACATTGTGTTCACTTGGTTTTTAGAAGCAGTTGTTCCATACAAATGATAAAGTCCTTGGTGCAATTCATTGTTTTCTAAATTTAAATTTTCATATCGTTCAAATGTGACAGTCTTAGTTGAACCCTTTGACTTTGTAGATGTGTTACTCACGTTGTTTCTTATCTTCGGAGTTCTCGGCTTTGTGGTCGCTGGTGTCTTCGGAGTCTTCGGCTTTGTGGTCGCTGGTGTCTTCGGAGTCCTTGGTCTCAGAGTTCTCGTAGCCGTAGCCGTAGCAGTCCTTGGTCTCAAGGTTCTCGTAGCCGTAGCAGTCCTTGGTCTCAAGGTTCTCGTAGCCGTAGCAGTCCTTGGTCTCAAGGTTCTCGTAGCCGTAGCCGTAGCAGTCCTTGGTCTCAGAGTTCTCGGTGTATTCGCAAACTTGACTCGCTTTTCATTTTTGCGATCGTCTTCGTCGCCTTCATTGCGAACTCGCTTCAACATCTTACTGATAACTTACATTTTATTCTTTCTTTAAAGTAGATGAATTCTGAAATCAAAAAATTAATGTCAACTGAAAACGACATGAAACGCAAAGTGCTTTACCGTAAACTTGCACTTAAATACCACCCTAACAAAGGTGGAAATGCCGAAAACTTTAAAAAAATACAAGACGCATACGAACATAAACCAGTCGAAGTTACGCGGTACACATCAGATGGTCAGAAAATAGATAGTGTAAAAGCTATTTTCAAACCACGGGAAACGGTTGATGAATTTTACAAGCGACTTCGACCTAATGTTTCTTTCAAAAATGTATATAACAAAAATCGTAAATTTGTTCAATCAAATAAAAGATTCAGGGAAGGCAACGCCAACATGGTTGGGTATTTTCCTGTACGGTCAAATGCTAATAATGCCACAATACTACGACTTACCCGAAATGTGGGTGGACGTATGGTGCTCTCCACCAGGAATCGAGGATACCTGATTCTTATTTAGTCATAGTCGAGACTGTCCAGATCAGCTGAACGCCCAATCTTACACTTTCCATTCACAAGATCGTAGACCCATTGACCATCAACGATCTCTTCATCAATCAACCTGTCTTTGAGTATTTCCAGACCATGACGGTTTGTGCTTAAAATAGCAGTCGCTTCTTTGTAACAACCATCGACAAGTTGATCAACTTCCATGTCAACCAGGCGTCTAGCCTCGTCTGACATATTACGATAGTCAAAATTGTACTTACTGAACCCATAAGTGGTGAGCATCTCACGAGCAATCATATATACTTGAGCATAGTCACCGGATGCACCAGTGGTGATAGCATCATTACCATAGACAATTTCTTCGGCGACACGTCCACCAAGAGCGACAATAATTTGAGACGTCAAATATTGTTTGGTGTACATGGCGGACTCGGCATTTTCCTCCGAAGGTTGGAAGAAAGTGACCCCACCAGCATCTCCACGAGGGATGATAGAAACTTTACGAACAGTATCATACTCAGGTAAAGTAGCACCAACGATAGCATGACCAGCTTCGTGGTACGCCACAAGTTCCTTCTTTCGTGGCGAGAATTTCGTATCACCTTTAGCACCCACAACGATGCGTTGGTAGACATTCTCAACAATATCATTTGTGATCGTTCCATTACCATCACGAACGGCACGGATGGCACATTCATTAAGAAGGTTCGCCAGGTCCGCACCAGAGAAGCCCGTTGTTTGCTTTGCGATGGAGCGTAACTTTACATCGTCGGACAACTTCTTGTCTCTGGCGTGGACACCCAAGATCTTTTCGCGACCACGAACACTTGGCAAAGCCACACTAATCTTACGATCGAAGCGACCAGGACGAAGGAGGGCGTCATCAAGAATGTCAATGCGGTTTGTGGCAGCGATGACAACAATACCAGTCTCATTATCAAATCCATCCATTTCAGTGAGAAGTTGATTAATGGTTTGTTCGCGTTCATCATTTGAAGGCATACCACCCGCACTGCGTTGCTTACCCACAGCATCGATCTCATCAATGAAGACGATACACGGTTGGTTTTCGCGAGCAACTTCAAAAAGATCACGGACTCTTTTGGCGCCAACACCGACAAACATTTCAACAAAGTTTGCGGCCGAGCACTGAATGAAAGGAACATTAGATTCACCTGCGATGGCACGAGCGAGAAGAGTCTTACCTGTACCTGGCTTACCCGTGAGGAGAGCACCACGTGGGATCTTGGCTCCGCTCCCAAAGTATCTCTCAGGTTGCTTGAGAAAATCCACAATCTCTTCAAGTTCATCTTTGGCAGCATCAATACCTTCGACGTCACTGAATCGAGTCTTGATTTCTTGTTCAGCAATGAAATCTTGATTTTTGAGAAAAGGATTATTCATAGGTCCAGCACCCGGTGATCCCGACATGAAACTTCTGATCAAGTAAAAAACAAAAAAGATGAAAAAGGCGGTTGAAATTGTATCTCCCAGTGAAGTGTGTGTTGTCATATCAACACGAACATTAGACTCACTCTCGGCGATGGTCTGCCAGAGATCTTGATTTTGAATAATTTGAACATCACCGTAATTACCTTCGTCATCTTCAAAAACAGCCAAACTTTGGTTCGGTTTAATCACAACTTCCGGAAGTTCATTGTTTTTGATACCTTTGACAAACTCACTATATGTCCGAGGTTTGTATGAACGCTCCCGTTTTACAGGAAGAGCAGTAACTGGTACTGGTTTACCGATGCTGAACATCACTGTATTTATTACAAGTTAAAATTTTAAGCCTTGTATCTCGCAAAAGACATTTTATCAACCATGTAGTACAGTTGATAAGCTTCGACGATACTTGGTCTATGAAATATTTCTGGCATACATTCTGGAATACCCTCTGATGAATAGTATGCAGTTTCACTTTTCTTCTCTTCAAAGTTGGATGGACGATTGTCATAAAGCCATACCAAATGTTGAGCACACGTATGAATCTTTTTGTATCTTCGACTGTACTCCATAGTAAGAGCGATACCAATCTTACATGCATACAAATAATTTTCGAGGCTTGATCCTACCCACATAGTCATTGGGTGTTTAGCGTGAGCAGGTTTGTATCCTCGTGCTTTACCATTTTTTGTGTAGGGTGCATACTTTTCGACATACCATCGTTCATGAGCGGTATATAACATTTGACATATCTCGAGTTGAATCTTGACAACATGTTGATCACACGACATCTTGGCAATTTCAGATGGATTAAGGGAAAGAAAGAATATGTTCATCACGATAGTCTGAAGTTTTTTCAAAATCAATATCGTATATTTCAGATCTCACACCACCGTAGTAAATTTGTCCGTCGCCAAGTGGCCAGATCTTTTCTTTTGATTTTTGCAATGCGTAGTATTTGGCCACTGGTAAAGTGTTAAAGATCAAACGATCAAACGTGTAGTTACCGACAGTCACGTGTACGATGTACATACTTAAAAGTAACTAGAATGTTATGGCAGGCGCGACTTAGGTAATAAAAATGTTCAGGAATTTTAAGGATGACTCACTCTTTATGGGATATTTTACCAACGGAAATTCAGGAAATAATTATTGAAAATTCATTTCAACTATGCCGTGAAGAGTATCTCGATCAGAATCGGAAAAAACACGAACGCAACAAAAAGAAACAAGGAAGAAGTATGCTCACAATTGATATACTGCGTTATATGATGTCTTCCACAGATCCAATTGAAATATTAGAGTGGGCGTACCCAACCGAATTTATCGAACTTCAAATGCATATAGATCCTCCATACGACATTGAAATTATAGACAATGACTACACTGAATATTACGATACATTCTTAAATAAGTCTATCGAATATCTCGAAGATCCTAAAAATAAAGAAACATGGGCATGTCCATCGAATGATCACTGGCTTGAAATGTTTACAAAACTAAATAACTTTCACAGAAAACATAATCACTTAAATATACTTTCTGAAAAAGATGGGAGTCCATCACTTTTTGTGTGGCTCGAATATCAAAAAGATCCAGATACAAAATTGTCAAGAGAGCGTCGTCATTCATTACAAACACTAGGAGTTAAATTTAATCATCGTCGGTAAAATATTCTTCTTCGCCACCACCTTGATCATCTTCGTCATCTGGTTCGGCGTCTACATCCATCTCACCATCTTCTCCGGGGTCGTCATCATCTTCAACCTCTTCATCATCGACATCATCTTCGAACTCGGTTGGTTCTGGCTCAGGTTCGGGTTCTTTCTTCTTTTTTGTTTTTGGTACAGTTGGTTTGTTAAATACTTTATCAATTTTGTCTGCAATGATTTTTGATATAGCTGGTCTTCTTGATAATGATTTATCAAGTTTGATAATAAACTCATCAGAAAACCAAAGACTTTTATATGCTTTTAAAAGTGTCTTTGTAGGTGGTATCTTATTTTTTGAATAATATTTTTCATGAAGCTCCATCATAGAAGTGCTGAGTTTGACTTTTATTTTTCCATTTTTTAAAACTTGTGTCGTCACATGTATCTGATCAAGTCTGGCTACATAAGGCTCTAGTTTTACTATTTTTGTTTCTCTTATAGGCTCCGGTGATAAATCTGGTACAACTTCTTCGAGACCTAATTCGCGTCTATTTTTGTTGAGCAATTTTATGTAATTTTCTTGTTGATAAGTTGGTACGTTCGGACGCTTGTAAAATTGTGTAGGGTTTGGTCGAATTATGTTTTTTAAAAATGCATTTTCACAAACCTCACTCCGTCTGAACAGCTTCTCCGGTTCCCTCGGTCGAATCGCAGGTCTCTTGAACATCTTCACTTGATCTAACTGATTCTCCATCTACTGACTTAGGCTGAAAAATTTCCAACTCAGATTTCAACAATTCTTGAGCCTGACGTGTCTGAAGAATATTGAGTGGTCCCCATATTTCAATAACCTGTCTTTCATGGTCATACCACAAGTAATCAAGACCCAGCATTCTAGTCAACCAGTAAAAGCGTCGTCCACTCTTACCTACAAATGCAAACATGAAGTCTTTGTCAAATGTAGACACGTCAAGTTCTGTGTAATGAGACACAGGAGGATTATATGGAGCCATTTTTGAGTATGTCTACCATACGGTCGATTTGTTTATATACATTTTTCCACGAAAACCTTTTAAGTACGTAGTCTCGAGTATTGAAAACCGGTCGTTCCTTATAACACTTATCAATGGCATCGGCTACATCCATTGGATCCGAAATTGCTCGTTCTCCATTGAGTGTGTTTCCACCTGTATACATTTCGATAACTCGGGGTTTTACGTAAGTAGCATTATCACCTAGAGTGTCTCTGAAGGTTGGGATGTCGGTAAGGATTTGTGGTTTATTGAAGTAGGCATGCTCTACCGACGTAAGTCCAAATCCTTCAGATGTACATGTATTTAGACCTACATCAGCCGTAAAATAAATCGAGTTCAGTTCTTCTTTTGTTAGTCCGAGTGGTTTGTTGTTTATTATGAAGTTTTTTGTATAGTTCATGTAGTTTAGACCTCTTTTCATAAATTCAGTATATACATGTTTCTCTATGTCTACATATTGGTCTTGATCATTAACTCCGCATGAAATGAAAAGTTTTAAACCCGGGTCATAGTCATGTCTCGAAATAAATTCAATAAATGCGGTGAGAGTTATGTGCCATTCTTTTCTTAATGAGTTGCGGTTCATGTTAATGACTGTGAAGTTTTCAAAACCAGGATACTTATCTGGACTTTCATCAAACTCTTCAAAGTTTATTCCGTGTTCAATTACGGATACACGATCCGGGTCAATTTTTTGATCATTAACCATGTGATCACGCCAACAATTCAAAAATGTAAACCAATGAAAGATCCGAGATTTGATATTTTGGAATATCAGTGTGTCCGCCCACTTTTGACATATGTCAAGATATAAAATAACTTTTTGCGATTTATCTATGAACTCCAGATAGTTATTAATCACATTCCCACATGCATAAATCATGACAAAATCAGGTTTTTCATGTTTTATATGCTCACCCGCTTCGGCACAACCAAAATCATTCGGTGGACTATGAGGAATCAATTTAATTCGTGGATCGACATAATTGTTTTTTATACACATTGATTCTCGGTAATTAACCGTAAACATAACTATTTCCAGCTCATCTTTACTTGACAGGTGGTTTGCTATTTTGTTTATTATCTTTGAGTACCCCATTGACAACCGAGGATCGGCTGAGACTACGAAGAGCTTCATGTCTTGAATAGATTTCCTCGGCAATCCTTAAATGCTTTGAGGTATAGACTTGCTTCTTTGCCTTCTTGTCATTTTTTGTAATGCGTTTTTTGGGTTCGAACTCTGCCATGTAAAACTAATTGTTGGTGACTCACCGGGTTCCATATTTCTTAGGCTACAATTTTTTGGTATAAATTCAAACTCTTTGTGTGTTTCTCGCATACGAATTATGTTTTCTATATCATCCATTGGAGGTGACGCACTTATCATGGTAACATCATAATGCATAGGTGATATTTTAGCCAAAGATCGACACATGGGACATAGGCTGCTTTTGAATTTTTGGTACCACTGTGATATACAGTGATAACAAAAAGAATGATTACAGTCCAGCTTACAATCCGTCTCGCGGTTGTAGCATATAGGACATTCCATATTTTTAATTACGCGATCTTCTTTATTAATCTTCGTCGTCGAGAGATACATCGCTTTCGCTTTCGCTTTCGCTTTCATCGGAGTCGATGGGTTCGTATTCGGAATCGCTACTAGAAATTTCTTCATAACCAAAACGAGTTCGCTTAAATACACCAGTGTTTTCTAGGTCATCTGTATCATAATAACCACATATAGATTCAGTGGGTACTTCTTCAACTTCTTCATCAAAAATGTGTATACCACCATGGTGTTTTGATAGTAATTGAACCCTGAGTGTAGAGCCAAGGTCTTCAACAATACGTGCTATAGAAATAACATTATCGGACAAAAGGACGTCAACAAGCATCTTCTTTTCAGAGCATTTAATTTCTTAAAGTACTTTAAAACATGGACATACTCAAAAATCGTGTCATACATGAAAATGATGCAGTCATGTTTGATATTGACGACACGTTAATTTTTTTAAATGGAACACTGAATACACCAATTGTTAAGTTGTTACATTATTCTAAATCTCTAGGCTATAAAATTATAATCATTACGGCTAGACCTATTTTGAAACCTGTGATAAACTTTACTGTGAATCAATTAAAACGTCATGGAATTCCATACGATGTTCTCGGTTTTACACCTGCGTTAAACAAGGGTGCTATGAAAAGAGATATGGAATACAATTTCATACTATCGGTTGGTGACATGCCAACAGACCTGACTGATACCATGTATTCATTAAAAGTTTAACACTTCCAATGAGCATCACAATTGAGACATGTGACAAAAGTCGTCATTGGTTCATCGGCACTTCTTGTCTGGAGCTGATAATATGTCGTCTTTGTGGTTTTACATCGATTACATTTGAAGAATCCTTCTTGTGACATGACATCCCTTTTCAATCTTTCCTTGCGAAGTTCTTTGTGAATCAACTCAGCTTGTAAATTTGCCCATGGTCCGTCCACCCAAAGTTCTTTGGGGCCGTATTCAATCAATTCACTTGTTTTAATCCGACCATTTTTTAATTTTTCCATAATTTGTTCACTTTTTGACAAACACCTTTTCAATTCAAGAAATTTTGTCTTATATCTTGTTTTGAAACGATGGTTTTCCCATGTGGGTGCATCTTGGTATTCTTTTGATCGGCGTATGCTCCAATTAAAAATACATCTCTCAAGGTTTGTGCATATAGTACTATCCTCAGGAATGTCGAGTAATTTTGACAATTCTTGAGAGACGTAGGATCTCAATTTAGATTCTTCGCTCATTCTTAATTATTCATCATCTTAAATTCTTAATTGACTTAGGCTGACGGAAGACCCTTTGTTGGAAAAGTACCTCGGTCACAATCTTCCATCGACTCTGGATTACACGTGTTAAAATACCCTGACACACGCCTGGCGTTTCTGGTCGAAATGTACGCATCACCCGTAACTCTCGTGTAATTTTCACGGGTAAACACGACACGAAGTGCAATGATGACCGCGATGAGAATGAATGCAACAAACGACAAATTCATTTTACTAAATGTCGATATTTTTTTGTCGAGGAATTTTAAGGATGATCAGAGCAGTACTCATTGAAAAAGAAATAAAAGAAATTTTATTGGATATAAACAAAATTCATATCATAATACGTGGTAGACCAACATTTATAGGTCAATGGCCTGAGATAGACGTTGTTATCATAAAAGCCGAGGAAGGTGGAGATTACGTAAACCCCAATAAACTTCTTCCACCATTTGAAAATGAAGTAGTCAGGGGCCCGATACTGCTCGTACGTATGGATGAAAATTCAGAACCACAGGACTTCACAGTAAATGAATATGAAAGTCTACTTAGACGGAACGAACGCCTCGCAGCTTAGAACAGCATTTGCATACTTCATGGCGAGTTGAAAGTGTACATAAGCCCAATCCATCATGTTAGTCATCTTTGGTCGCCCTTCCAACGGATTTTCATTAACAATTTGTTCGATGTTAGTTTTTTCTCCGCTCGTCGCTTTAGCCATGGCTTGTCCCACATCTTTGAGCCACATCACATGTGATTCGTTCTTAGAGTCGAATTTCTTCACAAAGTCCGTCATTTATAATTAGTTACGAGCCTTTTCTATAAGTAGTCTTGCACTCGGGTCAGTAATAGTCGTCCACTTCGGTCTCCAGATTTCTGAAATGAGATGATCATGTTCTTTGTTGTACACCGACCAAAATTGTTTTCGGTAGTACGCTTCTTCTTTTGTCAAACAAGTATTATGACCTCGACATTCAAGTTTGACTTTTTCAAACGTTTCATCTGATATTTCATCATCTGTAAACTGTTTAATAGTATTGACCCAGTTTGTTCCGACTGCATCGCTCATACCATCTTTTTGTCTCCAAAGAACTTCGTCGGGTAGACATCGAACGAATGCTTCACGTAAAATTTTCTTTTCAATTTTATCTCTCTTCAAATTTTGATCAACCTTCATACAACAATCAATAAAATTTTTATCCAAGAATGGGACAATGAGATCTAAACCATGTGCTCCGGCACATCGATCAGCACGAAGTCCATCAAATTGATGAATAAGTTTAAGTCGTCTCATGTTTTCATATGCAAATTCTTCGGTTGAAGGAGCTCCGTGGAAATACAAATAACCTCCAAGGACTTCGTCACTTCCTTCACCCGAAAATATATAACGACACGTTGTATTTTCTTTGATGTACTTACAAAGAAGCCACATTGGGACACTCGCTCGAATGGTCGTTGTGTCATACGATTCAAGACTACGGATGACATCAGGTATAGCTGCGATACCTTCTTCAATTGTAAACTTTACTTCCGTGTGTTCGGTATCTAGGTACTCTGAAACTTTTCTTGCAGCTTCAAGATCTGGACTTCCTTCGAGACCAATAGAAAAAGTTTTAATCTTGCCAATCTTTTGTCGAGCAATCGAAGCAATCAAACTACTGTCTAGTCCACCCGACAATAAAAATCCAATGTCACGTTCGGTGTTGTTTAGTCTTTCTTCGACTGCACTGACCAATTTTTGTTTGATCAAATTTTCTTCATTCGATGTGACATTCCAATATCCAGTGTGATAACACACAAAGTCATCAATATATGAATCATAAAAGTACCCCGGTGGAAAGATTTCAATACGAGTTCCCAAGAACATGAGAGCCTTGACTTCACTTGCAAAAGCGATGGAGTCTTTAGCATATCGTGTGTAGAATAGAGGTCGAACTCCTACTGGATCGCGCGCAGCTAAAACGCGGTTACCATTTGTATAAACAAATGCAAAATCACCATTAATTTTTTCGAGTGTCTTTTCAATACCATTCTCATGAATGAGGTCCATGACAACTTCACAATCGCTTGTACTCATTTCTTTTCCGGTTTCGAATAAGCGATGATTGTAGATTTCACCATTACAAACAAACATGCTATTATTTTTTACAAAGGGTTGCATACCCGTGGCTGTGAGATCATTAATACAAAGACGATAAAAGTCCATGTGACATTTTTTTAGCGTGCAGCTGTGATAATCGTCGGGTCCTCGATGATTTAAAAGATTAGATGGTACATCTCGGTTTTCACCGAATAAAGTGATAATACCACACATGATTAGATATATTTGAAATTATTACTTTAAATGATAGTTCATCTCTAGAATTCCAGTATAACATTTTATATCGGCTTCGCCATCAATTTCTTGACCCCTAAAGCCAATGTCAATTGCATCGTGACTTTTGTCATTTACTTTGAAATCATGACAATACATGAAAGACAGGTTGTTGTAAAGAGAGGCGGCATTCAAATCTTCCTCGCCCATGCTCACAATATTCAAAAATTCCATGAGCTCAAGTGGTGTACGCTTATGAACTACTTTTTCGCTTGTGACTTTTGTTATACTCTTCCCCATATCAAAATGTGGCCACTTACCGTGTTTAGACCTAAATTCACAGAGGTAATTGGAACATTTTTCAGCAGTTTGGTGATTGCTGAAACACATGACACGCACCCGAGAATTTGGGTCGACCATTGAATAGTACCCCCTGGTCGGTCTCATTTGAATGAAATGGAATTCCATGTTATATTTGTCAAATAAAAAAGTATAATTATAATAGGATGGAATTCCCCAAATCATATGGTCAATGTAAATACATGCTGGCACTTAGGTCACAAAAACCAATCGTTGTTGCGACTGGTCCAGCTGGTACAGGCAAGACGATGATGGCATGTCAATTAGCTTTAGAACAATATCGTTTTAAATATGTATCTTTGACGAGACCTATTGTTGCCGCAGATGAAGATATGGGTTACCTACCGGGTGATATGGAACGTAAAATGGAACCGTGGACTAAACCAATGTATGATATTTTTGAACAACATCTTTCACCGATGCAAATCGATCGGTACATACGAATCGAACCACTCGGGTACATGCGTGGTCGAACATTTACAAACTCTCTCATCATAGCTGATGAAATGCAAAACAGTACTCCTAACCAAATGCGAATGTTATTGACACGGATCGGCGAAGGTACAAAGTTGGTCATCACTGGTGATCTTGAACAAAGTGATCTCGAAACTGAAAATGGTCTGAAATACCTAGTGGACAAATTGGATCACCTAGACTTGGAATATATTCAACACGTAAATCTCAACGAAGATGATATTCACAGACACCCAGCTGTAAACGAAATACTTAAAGTCATGAATGTTTAAAAGTATAATGTGGTTCGAAGAACATTTAAAAACTTTGGAGGAACCATCACCCGAACAAAAAGTTTGGTGTCAGCATCCCGAACGACTGACTGTACTTTTCATCGAAGGTAACCGAAAGCCACTTACAAAGTACAACCTTTGGAACATTGCTCACGTATACGGCGGAACGGATGTTGGTCTTCATATTATATGCTCACCAAGAAATCTTAAAGACATGAAAGAGTGGACCAAAGACTGGACCAATGTTGTCATCACATGGCACCCTCTTCAATCACTCAAAGAATACAATGAGTTTTCTTGTTCATCGGAACTTTATACTCGCTTCACTTCGACACACATTCTTTTAATGCAATGGGATTCGTATATTTTTAGAAAGGTAGACGAACACTTTTTTGAATATGACTACGTAGGTGCACCATGGAGAGAATGTGTTACAAGCTACTCTCAAAAAGAGTGGGTCAGACCTGAAGATATCGGTGATACCAAACACTGGAGAGTAGGAAATGGAGGCTTTTCGTTACGAAAAGTATACCCGTGTCATAGACATTGTATAGAAAATACCGAATACTCAAAGAATACTGACGACACTTTTTATTCCTTGTCCAAAACACTCAGTATTCCAGCCAAAGAAGTCGCCTACGATTTCGCCGTCGAAACAAAATTACGTGATGTCGATCCACCAAAGTCACCCGTGGGTGTCCATAAATTATGGGCGTATGAATTTGGCGAAGAAGACTTTAAGAGATGGTGTGTCCCAGAGATTTCTTAGACTCAACATCATTCTTCAAAAATTTCAAAGATCGTTTCAAAGTTTTTAATTTATCGATGACTTCATCTTTTTCTTGGTTGTGTGTATGCACCCAGTCAACAACTTGTTTCAATTTTTGTTTTGACTTGGTGTACCAATCTAAAACTTTCCCTATTTCATCATTTATGAGATTGTATTTTTCAGCAAACTGTTCATCGTGTACTACATCATCCCATAAATCATCCATATACAGGTCTAGATCATAACATACATCCTTTATCTCTCCCAATTTTTCAAGATCCTGGTTACTCATACTTACCTTTACTAAGAATTATTTTTATAAGTAGTAATCGATGTGCATATCTGCTCGTCCATTAAAGTTTGGAAAGTCTAAACCCTTGATTGGGAATGGCTCCGTCTCTGGTTCAATACTTTTAACAAGATCACGGCGAATATATGTGACTTCAAAAACTCTCGGAAAGTTGTTATCGATCCACGGTATTAACGGGTAATTGTTTCCATGTACGTGTACACAAACAAAATCTTCGTTCAAACATCTGTACATATCATCTATTAAATGATTATAAGACAACAATTCTTTGTCCAAGTGAAATTCAACTACAATTTGTGAAAAGTTTTTGAGATGTTTACATGCTGGCAAAGACTTCCACTCTGCACCTTCGACATCAATTTGCATCATCAAATTCGTTTTGTTGATGTGCCCATTTCTCTCGAGATGAGAATCAATAGTATCCAGATGTTCTTCCTTCTTGTCAGAAACACCTTCCTTGAAATAATGAATGTAGTCAGGCTTGTTCGTAATACCATCTATTGTGTGATCATAGACATAACATGGCTTTTTGTACTTTTCATAAAAAGCTTTTTCAAATGTAATCTTATCTTCAGACCCATAGCTATAAAGTGCGTCGTAATCTGGTAGGTCTGCGACAACATAACCACCGTCATGGTCTGTACCAATTCTGATCTTATTCAGGTTGGTCCTATAAGGCTTGAAGTATTTCTTAAGACGGTTACATATGTCTAAATATATGGCAACAGGGTGCATTACTACACACGGCACTTAAGGCTTTAAGTTTATTGAAATGTAATGATTATTGATGCATTTACATTTTATAATGAAGTTGATATGCTCAAGTTGAGGCTTGAGTATCTAGATCCGATTGTTCATTATTTTGTCATCGTTGAGTCGACAGTGACTCACAAAGGAGAACCCAAAAAACTTTACTTTTCGGAACATGAGTCGGAGTTTCAACCATGGATGCATAAGATACGACGAGTCATAGTTGAAGATAATCCAACGGATTCGAATCCGTGGTCGAGAGAAAATCACCAGAGAAATTGTATCACGAGAGGTCTCGATGGGATCGATGACGACGCTATCATCATGATATCAGACGTCGATGAAATTCCAAACCTGAAAGCGATTCAAGAACAAGATGTGTCATATTCACTCGATATGATCACATTCAATTACTCCTTAGATTATATTCAGACATTTGAAAGATGGTTTGGTACAGTGGTTACACACAAGAAAGATGTCATGGAAAAAGGTGGACAGTACTTCAGAGATAAACGTTGGAAGTTTCCTTACGTAGAATTTGCAGGATGGCATTTCACATCTTTTGGAGATCTTAACTTTGTGACTAATAAACTCAAAAATTTTGCACACTGCGACGAAGAAGGATTTGATCACGACAAAGCTGAAAAGTATGTGTCTGAAGGACTTTCACATAATGGAAAGTTCAAATTGACGAAGACACCTCAACATATATTGGACACAGTTCCAGAAATTTTCAAAATAAAATACCAGGATAAAGTAACAAATGTCAAGCAGGTATGAACAAATCTATGACATCGCCAAGGGTGTCATGGATGGACGCCTGGATATCGAACTTCCAATGATTTCGGTGTTTACAATATTCGTGTTGGCTCTGATTTACATGGTCACTGCGTCCATGGGTATCGATATGTACGAGACTTGTGACAACGTAGAAAAGAGTAAGAAAATCAATCAGTACATGTCTCACACATTGACAATTGCGTTGACAATTCCATTCACGCTTCTGATCACAAAGTTGTTTGGTAACGACACAGGTGCATTCATGATTCTTTATGGTATCATGGGTACCTTGACATCTTACTTTGCCTTTGATCTCGTGAGAAAGTGTGACAATCAACTGGCTCTTAGAGATGTGTGGACCAAGTTTACATTAGGTCTTTATATTCTTGTGCTTATCATTGGTATAATATTATCCTCTATGAAATCAGGATGAAGGAAGCTTTGCTTTCTATGTGGGCGATCTTGGCCTATGTGAAACATAGAGCAGGAACACTGTCAATGGATGAAAAAATGTATCTAATAAACTTGGTACGTTACATCGCACTCAATCCTAACAAAGTTACAAAGGCTAACATGGCAAGTCTACCATTTATGAGCTCACTTTCTGGTGTGAATGACCAGTACTTCTCATCGTTAATACCATCGATGGTTATGGCAGATGCCGCAGCAACTGTTGCGACTACACCAGCAGCCGCCATTGCGTACACCGGATCTTCACATTGTTGAATCAAATTTTCGCCTGTCATCTTCCAATCGAGCGTTCCCCAAAGAGCACCTTGCATCGCAGCACGTCCATTAATCACTTCTGCGATGCGAAGTACCTTTTGTGTTGGTGATTTGATAGTATTTGTCGGAGTGACTTTTACAGGGGAACGAAGTACAGGTTTCATTGTTCTTTTTTATCGCCTTTTCCTTTTAAGTGAAGAAGATACAAATTCAAAAGTAGACCAAGACCTGTGTACACGGCTGAAAAATTTGCTCCTTTTCTATATTGGTATGACAACCATAGTATACTTGCAAAAATACTCAAGTATATGTATTTTTTAGATATAGATTTAACCTCGCCAGTGATAGCGTGATCATACATTTGATAGAGACCGATAGACACTGCAACTGCGGCGTCCACGTCCATTCTTAATAGATAATAATATTTTTTAACAGTATAAAATGGAAGCCATTCTGGAAAAGTTCTCAGGAAAGATTGATGCCGAAGGTGTCGTGAAGGTTGTTGATGACATCAAGCGTGAGTACCTTGGTGATGGTCTTCAAAAGGAAGATATCCCGCCGATCGTGGCCAAGCTCATGATGTGTGCCGCCAAGTTCAAGAACCTTGAAGGTCCGCAAAAGAAGAAGTTGGTCGTCGCATTGTTGAACCACTTGATTGAACAAATTGACGCGGGTGAAAAGGACACTGAGTTTGAAATGATTCTCAAGACTATGGTGCCGCCGATTGTTGATGGCTTTGCTGGTATGCTCAAGGCGAAGCAGGCTGTCGCCAAGGCTTTTTCATGCTGTATGAAACCCGAATAAGGAAATACTTACATTGAATTATAGAATGAAGTTTCCTTCATTAGAAAAAATGATTGAATACGGAATTTACACTGTGAAGGATCTCACGCTTTATTCACAGGGTAGACTCGTCAAGCGAAATATAAAAGTTCTCAACGAATGTGAACACTGTGATTATGTATACACAGAAGATGAATGTTCAAATTGTTCCAGGTGACATAAAAAAATCTAATATTATATAAAATGTCTAACGCCATTGTGCCGTTGGCCTTGCTCGGATCCATCGGGAGTTCAATCGCGGGTGTTGCATACGGTGTGTCTACAGAATGGAAATTTTTAGGTCTCAAAAAGGAAGTCCAACCGGCACCTGTTGTGACCACATCGTCGCAGGCGTCAGTTTTTGGTGAGGATAATCTCAGTGCTTCTACTGACGAATTAATTGTTGGAGCTGACGATGGCGAAGAAATTTACTCTAGTATCGCTGTTGAAGCCGAAGTTGAAGATGGACTCTACAAGGATTCTGAAACTCTTGTGGCAGCAGACGATGACACGACAACAATTGATAGACTTGCCGGCACTCCTATTGTGTGTGCAGAAAATGAAGATGGTATGACTACCGGCCTCCAAGGTTTTATGCTCAGAAGTGACAAGTATCATTATGGTTGTGCTTCCCTGGATGAACCTGGTAGTGCCAAACTTGGTAAGTATGGTAAGCAGGGTAAATCTGAACAGGGAACTGTTGCAGGTCTCGGTGGTAAGTCTGCTATTTGTGGTACCAAGCAAGCCATGACGAGTTTCGTTCTTCACCCGAACCGCAGTGGTTCCAAGGTGCAATACAAGTATGATTGTATCGATCTCAAAGGTCCGACCAAGGTGAGAACTGCCACCACCAAATATTCTACATACGACGAAGACAATGACATAAGCTCATTGAATAGTAGTGCCCTTGATATCAAGTGTAACAACGATGAACTTCTTCAGGCCTTTGGCCTCGAAAAGAGTGGTGACAATATTCGTTACATTTACAGATGTGTTACTCCGGGTTATGAGGAGGATTAATAATCAGGCCTAGTGCCGATTCTAAACTATTTTGGTTTCTCTTTAGAGGTTTGTTCCTCTTAAGTACTATAGAATCATTCGTATTCTTTATTTCATCCGTCTTTCTCGCGTTTGAAATAAACGGTACTACAACGTCTCGCGTGGATTCGGTTTCTATAGTCTTTGGTCTTTCTCGGTCTATAATACACGCTGCTCTAAATTCTTCTATGGTCATGTCGCCACCAAATACGTCAAGCCTGTAACGATTTGGTGCGGGTCTCACAGAACCCGAATTGTTATACATTCGTCGACGCATCATGATAATGTTTCCACATATAATACTTCCTTTGTTGATACCATACCGATCTATGGCATAAGATTTCATACAACTCCAGGAACAAAAATTACCTGTCGTTGAAAATTTATTTCGAAGTTCGTCGTACCCGTAAGGTAGACTAAGGGGTTCGGTATCATAGGGGTGACAACACCACCAGCACCACATAATCTACTCTTTAAAAAAATATGCCCTTTAAGTAGGATGAATGCTAATGGGTATTATTACAACAACACAGGTAATAACGGTGGACTCACAATATTGCTATTGTTGATAATACTCTCTATCATGTTATCACTTTCATCATCATCAGCATACATGGCTTATGATTTGGTGTCAACGGTAGTCAAGGCATCACCAGAAGTTGTTGCTTACGAGAAAGGTCTCGATGAAAAAACAGATCTGAAAGCCAAACAGATTAATCTAGACGGAGAACAGATTAGAAAAGATATCCGGGACGAATACAGAAAAACATGTCTGGTAGATGTGAAAGATGGAAAGTGTCCAAAGGGTATGAAACCACTCAAGGATGGGTGTTGTGAATTTGAAGATCCTAAAACAAAAACAAAGTTTCAGAAATCACTTGATATAACTGCCGACATCATTGAAACATTGGTTGTGAGTTACATGGCCGAAGTTGTCGTTGTAAGTGTAACTAATGCTCTCACTAAAGGTGCGTTGGCGACGGCTAAGAAAAAGGCAGCTGTAGCGGCTGCATCTAAAACTGCTGCTAGAGTTGGAGCTAAAACGGCGGCAAAAACCGGAGCTAAAGTTGGTTCTAGACTATCTACTAAATTCACATACGGTGCTTCATGTGGTCCACTCTGTCTAGCGGTGATGATTGCATTTGAAGTATTTTCATTTGCACTAGATATGACGGATCCATTTGGTTTCAATAATTTCCAAGCAAATCAAGTTGTTCGAAACCAACGTAATTACATTGATGTCCAGATGCAGAAAAAATTAGGAAAAGCTTACCCCATGACATTTCCAATGACAGCTGCATTTCCAGAATATGAAGTTGAATTTCAAAAGAAAATGACGTCCGAAGTGCTTGCGGATGCTTTCAAGCTTTTGGATAAAAATACACTCGTTGAATTACTTTCAGCTTCATTCGGTAAAGAAGGTGGAGATTCTGAATTGTCTGAAAAATTAGAAAAATCACTTGAAGCTGCCTTGGATAAAGCGATGAAGAATACAACAAAACGTGACAAGATTGTGTACGACTTTTATGCCTCAAAGGGTAAAGCTAAACATATAGAAAAGGTTCCTTTCTTGTCAAACGAAGAGCGTATAGGTGTAACTTTGTCTGAGTATGGTGCCAAAGAATATAACAAACGTATGCGTTCTAAACATTTGGATTTTTCAAATCCCTTCAAACCTGCATCGGGTCCCATACCGGAAGACTACACACCATTCGTAGCTAGCTACACAGATACATACAGAGTCATAAACTCGGCGGACCCAGGTAAAGAAACACAACCAAATGTTGTTAATAGACAATTATCGAGAAAGGTCTGCCTCGCTCAACCTTATGGAAATCTCATATCATATTGTGAATATGGTGTACGAACCTCGAAGCATAATCAACGTTTGAATCCATCTGCGTATGGTGTAAAGTTTAACTATGAACGAGGTGATTGTGACTTTACAAAGGACTATTGTATACGCCTGGGTCTTGATTTCAAAAACAATGATTGTAAACTTGGACCGGGTCAGAAATTTTTTGAAACTATACTCGGTAAAACAATGGTCAGAACTTATAAAACAGATGTCCAGCAACGAGTACAGGCATGGAAGTCTGGTGACCCAGCAAAGATTGCGATGGCTACATTGACTCTACCAATCGCTGGCCTCACACCGTGGATTTCAAAACTCGTGAGCGCGATCAATGACACATATGGTCGCGGTGTAGGTACTGTACCTACTAGATGTGGTCCGGACAAAGAAAAGAAAGGTGCTTTGTGCTACCCGAAATGTCGCCCGGGTTACAAGTCAAGAGCATTAGAATGTGAAGGAACTTGTCCACCTGGATCTAAAAATACGGGTTTAACCTGTCTTAAAGGTATTCATTCCTATATACCAAGTAATAAATGTAGTAATCCATTCAGAAAATGCTTTTACCAACGCAAACCGTGTCGTCCAGGGTTTCGATACAGAGGAAGTACTTGCAACCGCGAATGCCCGGGTTTCAATTTTAGATCTGGTGCACTTGGTACGGCATTCTGTGACAAACCCAGAAATCGATATTCAAGAGCAGGTAAACCTGCACCGTTAGATTGTCCGGAAGGTAAAGTTAAGGACGCAGGTCTTTGTTACAAGCCATGTAGAGAAGGATATAGAGGTAATGGCCCGACATGCAAGAGAACGGAAGAAAGTAAACATACCAATATTTATGACGTGTAAAAAAAATATCAGGCTAATTTAAATATGTCGGCTAAACTGGCTAGAAGTGCTGCAAATGTCAGTGAGTCGGCTCTTGATGCGACTCGCGCATCTCTTAAAAATGCAGACACGTTTATGGATACATTTAAGGGTATCAGTAAAACTGACATGTCTAAAGTATTTAAGAGTGTAGATCCCGACGATCTCGCGAAGACAATGAAGCAATTACCAGATGATGACTTGATAACCATTGGTAAAAGTCTCGATCAAACAACAGTCAATCGTCTCGCCAAGACGAGTAATGGTCAGGATCTTCTTGCTAAGATGGGTCGTGGACAGGTGACAGTCGGTACCAAAATTTCAAAGGCTGCTCGTGCAGGTGGAGACTTCATGAAGAAATTTGGTACTAGAACGACCGGTATCATGAAAAAGTTATCAGATTCTACGAAGAAGGGTCTCAGTCGTCTCGCTAAAAAGGCTGACGATACGCCAGCTCAGCAAGCCAAAAAGTTGAAAGAAGAAGGACCAGAGGTCGCCAAGCAGGTATCTAAAGAAGCACCGGATGCCGCAAAGGCCGCGGATGACGCCGTCGAACTCTCCACAGAAGCAAAG